GCGAACATGTTCTTCTTGTTGTGATTTGCTTGAGCACTGATTTCATAGGGTTTCAAATCGCCGGTGTAAAAGCAAAAATAGCTCTATATCAATTTCTTAGGTTTCACAATTTCGGATTCACTTCACCACAACTTCACCACGAATTACTTATATTTATATTATTGCATAAGTAAAAAAGCCCTCCACCCGTATTAGCGAGCAGAGGACTATTTGTTACCTGATATACAGGCTTTCGCCCGGATAGATCAGGCTGTAGATTGATTTGCCGTTGTTAGCGGCTAACGTGTACATGCTGATGCCATACTTTCTGGCAATGCTCCAGAAGCTGTCACCAGAGCGGACCGTATAATACGTGTGGCTTACCGGTGAGGTGTATCCAGACGAACGCGAGCCATAGCTCTCACCACCATTTACGCCCAAGGCAACATAATGATACCTGCCTGAGTAGCTGAGATAACGTGCCCAAACATATGTGCCACGGATATACACGTGATCATAAATCACACTTTCACCGGGTGCATAGCTACCAACGGATGCATAACCGGTGCCGGCACCAGTGCGGATGTTAACAGTCGTGGAAGGCTTGAAAACACCAGTTTGCGCATAGTCAGTATCACTGGCTGCATTTGATTTTGCTGGCTGGCTTGGTGCCGGTGTTACAGGCACTGACGGAGTTTCTGGCTGCTTCGAGTATCCATTATCGGTGACACCAAGCAAATCAACGTTACCATCTAAGCCGCCTAAGACATGCATGGAGGTAAACTGCCAAATAGCAACTCCGTCCATGCTTGGGAACCAGTTGTAGTCTGGTACCGAACGCACCTGATAATCAGGGTAAGCAGCAATCCAAAGGCTGTTAGGAAATTCTTTCAGGATACGCTGATAATCGACGTGTGCCAATGTATATGGCTTGTAACTGTAATACATTGGCGTGTAGCCTTCTGAACGAATGCGGCGCATGCCAGCTAAAATTGCATCCGTATTAGCTGCCATATTGCCAGAAGCACCATCTTCGTAGTCCAAAGCAACGATGCTTCCCTTTGGTGTCTGCGCTTTGATACGAGGCATATAACGGTCAAGTGCTTCCAACCCCAACTGGCTACTTGCACCAACACCATACCAGATGTAGCTATGCACACGTTTTCCTGCCGCCTTGGCACTAGCAATTTGGCTATCATACGTCCACTGATCGATGTAAGTGCCACCGTAAGTGCCGCCAATCTGAGCTATGACGAACTTGTCTTGATCTGTTCCATATCGTCCACTTGCTCCCTGATACTTTGACCAATCAGGTCCCTGATCTCCCTTGGCCGCATTGGCCTGCGATGGCAAGGCAAAAGAAATAGCCGCCAAGAAGGCGACTACCAAGGTGATGAGTTTAGTTTTAAATTTCATGGTGCCCTCCTTATTTTTTATCAATTTGGATTGCACGATTTTCAAATTTTTTGTACGCATCAAGGTACAACTCGTGTTTATCACCATTGTACGTTATCTCGTAGTACATGCCGTCGCTTACGTTTGTACTAGCCAGTGCCTTTGAGTTTTGAAGCGCTTTGCACGACCAAACGATATATACATCATCTGGAGTGATTGAGTTTCCATCGGTCTTATCCATGTGGTCATTTGTATAATCAGCAACTAAACGCTGACACGTGTTTCTAAAATCTAAATCGTTCATTGATTTTCCCCTTTTTATTGCTGCGGAGCAACAGATGATGGTGCCAGTTGAGCCTTAACTGCATCTGCGGTCGCCTGAGCTGCGGCAGCTACCTTGTCTTGATTAGATGCTTCCTGATCGACTGTCTTTTGCGGATAGGTCTCTGCTAGGCTGTCTTTCAAGTCCGCAAAAGCTTTCTCAACAGCGTTGGCAATTGTCTGCTCGTCTGTGCTGGTGAAGCCCAGCGAATTCAAGCCATCTTTTACAGCCTGAATGGCAGTCGATTTCTTAACCGCACCATCAATCGCCTGTGTCACACCGAGTTGTTCTGCCGCTGTTACCGCAGCATTTGCCAATGGACCTAATACCTTTACCAAAGTGAGCGCTTGCTTGTTAGCCAGCAACTGTTTTGAGATCCAAGCCCCAATGATTGGGACTGCCGCTACTGCAAGTGATACCAAAAGTTCTGTCCAGTTATTCATGATCATTATCTCCTTTGATGCCTACATGGTCTTCCAATCGAGTAATCCTAACCGAGTGACTGCCAAGCTCGTCATCATGTGTCCTCAGATGTTGTCCCAAGTCTGCCAACGACTGTTCATGCAACTTAAGCTGACGATTAATCGTATCTGACAGAGCTTGAATATCAGAGCGTAATGGATCTAAGGCAATCTTTTTGAACAGCCAACTGCCCGCGCTCACGCCTACCCCAATGATTGATATAACCTCTGCCCAGTCACCAATCGTGTATCCCAAAAATGTCACTTTCTCACTTTCTTCCATAAAAATAGCCGCTAGCTTTTGCTGGCGACATAGTCACTGCCTGTAATTTGTTTGTATTGGTCCTCCGTTATTTGCCGCCCCACGTACTGCTCTATCGGGCACCCCCAAGAATATAGTGTGCCACAAAATTCAAAGTCACTCATTTTTTCCACCATCCTCAAGATTTGTCACACGGGCATACAGCGCGGCAATCATCTGCTGTTCAGGTGACGGTCCGGGGAGTGGATGATCATTAGCCGGATCATAACCCTCATCGGCAACGATTTTGGCGTCTACAAGAGATGCGTGACCCTCAAAAAACTGAGACACGTCATCTGCTTCTATGATTTGTTGACCGTCCTCTGTTGGGCCCAATTTAGCATCATCTGCTTCATAGGCCCAGTTGGTTAGTCGGTTTTGATCATCTAGCCAAATCTTAATCTTCATCTTAATTCACCACCGCATCATTAATCGGATACGCATCACGCGTAATGAAACTCAAGCTGCCAGCATACGCGCCTTGCCCACGCCATGGAATGATATAAATTCCACCCGCTGAAACATACAATTCACAGGCTGCGCCCGTATACGACATGCTACCGATCAATCTTGCTGCATCATCATTATTGAATGGACTATATCCTGGTCGAATGTTGGCAATTTTGACCCACCCGTTGCTAGTTTTCATTTCAAAAGCAATCCCAATGGTGACATTTGGGCCTTTTCTTGAATATCCAATTTTCATACTTCTAACGTCATTGGTTTCAAGGCCACTATCAATGTGCTGATAGAAAACCGAATCAGCCGCCGTAAACGTTGATACAAGTGTGACGTCTTGCCCAGATGGATTATACAAAGATTTTAGTGTGAGCATGCCTTGGCGTGCATCAACGGAACTAACTTCCTTACCGTCGTACATTGACTTGCTAACCAACCCCAACTGATCAACTTTAGATTGATACGTTTGCTTGCTATTACTATCCAGCGTTGCATTCGTGACCATGCTGCCACCACTAATTTTTGTCGTCCCACTGATCGTATTTGGAAAACCATCTGGTTGGATGTGGTTGAAAGATGAGATAAAGGTAGATCCGTTAAAAGTGACCCCATTAAAAGTCATGCCATTAAAGGTTTCGACATTTAATGCTTTGGCTGCAATTGGTTTTGAATCCCAACCACTTGTGGTATCAAATATGGCAAAAGCGGCAAGATTTCCGTCCTCGTCGGTTAACCAGTGCTGGTCCCCAGCCTTTGGTTTAGCAGGGTAACTCGGGCCAACCGTCACAACCGGAACATTGTCACTACCGTCTTTACCATCGCGCCCATCGGCGCCTTTAAATAATGCCCACAAGTAGCGTGTCGGGTCGGTACTTTCAGCTTGCGTTTCGTCAACGTACTGCCCGAAGTAAGATCTACCGCTGGCATCTGTAACTGAAAAATCAGTTTTGCCGTCGATACTATTGGCATATGCAGTATGAAGATAGCTGCTGGTACCGTCGGCACCTTTAGGCCCCGGTTTACCGTTAGCACCATCCTCTCCCTTAATCAGTGCCCATTTACCAGCATAATCGGCCGGATTGTCACTCGGGACTGACGACTTGTTCGACCAAACTGTTGCCATATACTTCTTACCAGCAGGTAACGCTGACATGTTAGTGCCTTTGTCATCATCGGCATAACGAAGCCATGGATAAAACTGAATAGTCTTGGGCATGTTGGCCATCTTATTGGCAAGATCGCTGAGCCGTTGGTCAAAGCTGACTGTTTCATGAGCGAACTCACCCAAAGTAAGCTTGACAGAATGGTTAGCACGGCTGCGCTGAATGCTCAACACTTTGGCAGACAGGAATAGCTGTTGATTCTCATCGGCAATGTGGACGGTTTGATTAAGCGGTACGTATGGCGAATTAACCAAATCAATGTCGTACGTTTCGTTTGGGTGGTTATACTTTTTCAAGTCTGCCAAAGCCGCTTGCAAAAGTTCCGCCTGCGATTTTGAATCAAACGTTTTAACCCGATTCCAGTCAGACTGTGTTGGGTTAGGGTTGCTGTTGCCTAACAAACGTGAATATTTCTGCACAGCAATGGTATCGTGCAAGAACCCGTACTGATCAAGCACAAACTGTCCTGTTGGATCAGTCCATTTGTAGCCGATCAAGTTGATTGGGTCCTGATTAGTTGATCCATTCGTACTTTCTGGCACCGCTCCATAAGCCTTGATAGATGTTTCCATGTCATAGGTATCGAGATGCGTGACGATATTGTTGATGTCCTTATTCATTTCAAAGGAAATCAAGCTGTCACCGGCCGTTTCATGCCGAATGTTAATGACACGCTTAACCAAGTTGGTTCCAACAAACTCAAAGCCAAAACTAAGCACTGCATCAAAATCTTTTGCCACGGCAATAATGCGAGCCAACGATGATTCTTCACTAGTCCACTCGAGTGTTCGAACATTGTCAGGAAATTCGTTGATGCCAATCTCCCAGCCAGAATCATTTGTAAACCTTGTGATGTAGTCAGCGATGGTATATGGCTTGTCGGCCTTGAAGGCGCCAACGGTTTCGTTAATTAAATCATTACCAGCATCGCTGGCAACAATTGAGTGAATGTGGCCTAGTGAATCATGGTCAACCGATTCAATCACCATTTGGTGAGCGTTGCCTTCTTCATCTTGATACATGATGAAGTTGGTTGCTTTAGCCATCTCATTGACTGCTTGTTCCTGATCAGTCGTGAAGTGAATATCAAGAGAAAGCTCGACCGCAGGACGATTGTCAACACTTTGTGTTTCTATATCGTTGTCAATTCGCCATTCGCCTTTGCCATCAGTCGACCCAACACCCAAAATGTTTGATTTTCGATCTGCAAAGTAATACTCCATTTATAGCCAGGCCTCCCTTATCTCGACTTCACATGCAAATGGTTGTGCCCAGCTCGAAGGTGAAAGATAAATCTTTGTATCACCGGGCGGCAGTTTGAATTGCTCCCATTGATTACCTAGCGTGTGCATGGTTGGATCAAGAGAACCGTTCAAGTACGTCTTAGCGTTCGCCACATCAATCTTGAGAACATCGCCATCGCTGAAACGATTCTTGATATTCGTATACCAGCTAACGTTCTGCCATTTGACGGTGGACGCAATCAGATACATGGTCGATTCGCCCCACGTCTTGTCACGCATGAACCACGCGGAAAATTGCTTAGTCTCGACACTAGCAGCATCCGCAAAGGTAAACTGGCGGGTAATAGTCGTCTCTCGTCCTTGATTGCCAACCCATGGGGACACTCGGAAAACAACTGAATTACCAAATTTCTGTAATTCCAACTGAATGAACTTGTCATTAGTGAAAATGCTGCGATCCAACTGTTCATTGACGACCAGCTGATCTTTGTAATAGCACATCCACCATATTTGGTCAGACAGTGCACTATTGTCTTTCAGTATCATCTGAAAGATTGGCTTGCCGTCACTTTCTAAAGTTGTTTCGAGTGAACCAACCTTTGATACACCAGTTTGGAAGCGTGTCATAACGTCCCATGTGAGATTGCTCTTAAAGTTACCGTTATGTGTCTGAGCAAGGTTGTGCTTGATTGAAGGACCGTTCCAATACTTGTGGTCGCCAGTAATGCTGGGCCAATTAGGCTCAACCTTCCAGCCATCATAATCGTCATGAGTCCAAATCGCATTGCCAATCTGTTCATTAGGCATACTAGGATCACCACCCCAATAGGGATTGTTTGTGGCGGCTTGATTATCCATATGTGAGCCTTGAACGGCTGCCAAATCAAGTGCTATTTCGCTTTCTTCAGTGGTGAAACCATCAATTTCTTGCGTACCGAATTGAAGAATACCGGGGCGATCATTGACAATCCCAACCATGCCGTTATCAGCGTGCATAGTTGCCGTAATAACTGGCTCGACAGGATAAGTTCCGCCATTGTGCACCGTAATGGTGTCGGAATAGTATTCAGGATCAGCTGGGTTAGGCGACCAAGGAGTAGGAACAGTCCCCACTTCAAGCTTGGCTTCTTTGTATCCGTATGATCCGGATACTGAAGTGCTATGGTTAAATGTATAAACCGTGTGGCACTTGATATTTGCATATTTGCTGTCTGTTGTTACCTTGACAATGCTGTATCCGCTAGTACCAGCTGATATAGTATTGCCCTGTGCCCATACGATTTGACTGCCACTAGAATCTGAACAGTCCAGTTTTGCACATGTATCAAAAGTGGGATTGTCAATCCATACTTTGAAGCAATAGTTTGTATTTGTTACTGGTACGATACTACCAAAAACATGTTCACCCCAGCCATATAGCGTTGTTACTGCTAGCTGATTACTTGTCCCCGTAAGCATGTTCACTGGCACGTTCTTGTATGGCATGTTGTCAAACGTCTTCGTGGCTACCGAGTGCGCAACGCCATCGGGGACAAATAAAGTGAACGAAGATGTGATTGCATTTCTGCCTTTAGGAACATCGTCAACATCTGTGAGCACGGCATTCCAATACACAGACAAGTCATCATTGAACGAAACCTGATGAGTGTCACCGTGCAAGATGCCACTTAGCTTATAGAAGGCGGTGCGAAATGCCTCATCATCATCAGCAATAAGCTGATAGCCAACAGTTATCTCGCGAGATGGGTTGCGAACGTATTCAAGTGTTTCCCCATCAGATATGCCTATGGCATTGCTAGTAGCAGATTGCTTAAGAAGCTCTCGTCCACCAACTTGCAGCGTCCTATATCCGGGCACAAGATTCTCAATGTATTGTCCATCGATTAGCATCGCTTCTGCTGGAAGCTGATTATCATCTGCACCCGTGAAGGGCGTCGTTTCTCTGAAATCGTACAATTAGACTAGCCCCTTTCGATAATTGCTTACCTTTGTCAAACGATTAAGCTCTGTTTGCATTGGGTTTGCGGTTGCACGAGCAACCTCTCGGCCATCAATGTACAGAGGAACCTCAATCGTTTGCTTGCGAGTGTAGTTGACATCAAGATTTGAAGCCAAGTTTGCTCCCCGAACGCCATTGTTGAGGGACTGTAATGATGAGTTAAGTGAAGAGTCATCAATAGCTGGCATCGTGACAGCGGCACTATCAGCAATGGCTTGTGCCATGCTCGAAACGTTCTTTTGGACATTTGAAAACTTATCAGTAAGTCCTGCATTCAAGCCATTCATGATGGCGTTACCAGCAGGTATGAGCAGCTTGGCATCGTAACTGATTGGGCCTTTATGCTTGCGAATCCAAGAAGCAATTCCGCCAACAAAATCGGTTATCTTCCCCCAAGCCGCTTTGAGGCCATTGAAGAAGCTATCCATGATAGCGCGGCCAGCGTCAGCCAAGCTAAAATTACGAAGCGCATTGAATGCTCCTTTGATGCCATTAACTATTCCACTTACCATGCCAGTAAAACCAGACCATACAGCCTTAGCGCCATTAAAAATACTAGTGGCAGCTCCAATCACAATAGACTGTATGTTGTTCCAAGCTGATGAAAAGAATGATGTAATGCTATTCCACAATCCGGAAAAGAATCCGGGAAGTGCGTTCCAAATTCCCTCGGCCGTGCTGACTGTTCCGCTCCATAATCCTGATAAGAATGAAACAACACTGTTCCATACGCCCTCAGTGGTAGACACGATGCCGCTCCATAATCCGCTGAAAAATGACGAAAGCGCACTCCAAATAGCGGAAGCGGCAGATACTGCACCATTCCAAAGCCCCTCTAAAGTTGAAACCAAAGTATTCCAAACAGTCATTGCATAGGTTTGAATAAGGCTCCAAATACCGGAGAAATACGTAACAAGGCCATTCCATATCTGACCAGCGGCGGAAACAATGCTGTTCCAGATAAGCTGGAGATCAGCGCCTAGCTGTGTCCAATTTGCAGTAAGCAAATCGATGACAATAAGAATGGGACCCATAATAACTGCTTTAAGCATGTTCCAAACACCGGTAGCAATTTGGACAATCCCATTCCAAATTGTCGTCAGGGAACCGCCAAAGGTTGACCATACAGCAGTTGCTACTGCAACTATTCCATTCCACAGAGTCGTGAAGAATGTGGATAGCACGTTCCAAACTGTCGTTGCTGCAGTAACAGCACCTTGCCAGATAGCTGAGAGAGTGGTTGTGAATGCTGTCCAAGCAGCTGATGCCGTGGTCGTAATCCCAGTCCATAGATTACTGAAGAAATCTGTAATGCCGCCCCAAGCTGTCTGAATTCCGCTAATTGCAGATGTAAACGCACCCGATATAGCATTCCAAACAGCTTGCGCAACTCCTACAAGTCCTTGCCAAGCTCCTTGTAACCACGAAACAAATCCCGACCAAAGTTTTTGACCAGTTTTTGTTTGAGTGAAAAAATACACCAGACCAGCAACCACTGCTGCAATCCCAGCAATCAAAAGTACCCACGGATTCATGCCTAAGATCAATCCAAACGCTTTCCATACACCACCAGCCGTTTTTACGATAGTTCCGAAGTTAGTGATAACGGATATAACGCCTCTAATAGGGCCAATCATTTTAGAAAAAACACCGAGAACGCTTGAAAAGCCGCCAATGGCTAATCCAATTACTTTGAAGGCCCCGACAGCTCCAAGGATCGCCGCAGCAAATGATTTAACGATGTCGTTTGCAAATGCCGCCTTGACGAGTGCCGCAATTGGCTTCAGCACGTTAACAACACCAGTTAAAGACGCCTTAACACCTTCAAAAATTGCTTTCCACGGTAAGTTAGCAATAATATCACTAACAGTTGTGATGGCTCCCATGGCTGCATAGCCAAAGTCAGTGACGGCTTGCTTGATACCATCGAAAACTCCCGAAAGCTGCCCACCACCGAACACCGAATTAAACGCATCACCCACTTTTTGAGCAATACCAATCAGATTGACAAATGCAACATTAGCTAAGCTGCCGACCAGGTCCCAGATGGTATGAAGAACGGATCCGATCCCTTGAAGGATCGAACTGAGTCCACTCATTGATTCGCCCTTGCCTAGGTTGCTAAGCTGAGTCCTGATGTTCAGGATCAGGGTCGAAAACGGTGAAAAGAAGCGGCCAATTGAAGCAAGAACTGAATCGAAGTTAATGCCTCCGATCTTATCAATAATGCCGTTAATGGCTCCAATTGCGATTTTAGACATGGCCTGCCAAGCGGGCTGGAGCTTGTTTGCTAGCGTTTCTTGAAGACCGTCCATTGCCTCGCCGACTGTCTTGTAACTCGTGGCCATCTTCTGAAAAGCCTTGCTGTTGCCTGCCTTTTCGATACCATCAAAGAACTGCTGCGTGCTTATTTTGCCGTTTTGAACATTCTGAACCAATTCTTTGGTGCTCATGCCCATTGCTTTAGCAACGGCTGCCATACCAGCAGGCGTCTGTTCTAGCATCAGACGGAAATCAGCCCACTGAACCATTGGCTTTGCGGCCATTTGTGTGCCTTGCTCCATCAATGTCTTCATTGCTTGCTTAGGATCATCAGTGGCCGCAGCAAGTCCGCCCATGCCTTTGACCAACCGTCCGACACCTTTCACACCAACCGATGCAAACTGCGCATAGGCAGAAGCCATGTCAGATGAACTATAAATAGTCTCCTGAGCATATGATTGTAGTGACTTTTCAATTGACGAAATCTGTGCAGGCGTCTTACCCAGAAACTTCATGTTCCCCTCAAACGTCTGCCAAGCTTTGCTTGATTCGTCTAGTTCTCCTACCATGCTTCTCACACCATCGCCAATAGCCCCTACCACTTTGGTAAGGCCTATGGCTCCAGCAATTTTGCTCACGGTTGATACAAAATTACCCGCTGGTTTTGTTGACTTTTCAAAGCTATCGCCAGCCTTGGAGGCTGAATCCGCAATGTTCTTGAAGGTACCAGAAAAGTTGCGGTCAACGGCGGATAAAATTGCTTCAACGCTAAAACTGTCAGCCATGTGCTCCCTCCTTTCTTTCAGATAACGGAATGATTTTGCCTTCGCGCTTCAACCGCTGAAATTCGGCCATCCGTTTTGCGAACACTTGAGCTCTAGTATGTTTGAGCTCGGTTTTGCTCATCTGTGATACTTCATAATTGGGCTCATAATTTGATCGCACGCTATCAATAGCCGCTTTCTTATCAAAGAAATCATCAAATGTCTTGAACTTCGGCTTAGGGTTCTTGCTCCCAGTTGTTGCCTGCACTTGCTGGTTCATCCATGCTTGCTGCGCAATTTCGTTTTGTCTATCGACTTGCTTAAGCTGATATGCTTCCATGCGCAGTTCGTATTCAACAAGCGTCATACGTTCAATGTCTCGAATATTAGAAAAGCCTAGATAGGCAAAAGCGTATAACAAGATTTCGTGATATGTTTCTTCACTACTCTTTTTAACGCTTTCGTCCTCATCTAGGCCTTCATGTTTTTTGCTACTGCTTTTACTGCGTTAGCACTGTTCATTTCATCTTTAACTTGCTTAAACAGCGAATCTAAGTCTGTGTTGCTGTCAATAAAGTCATCTACTTCGTTAGCTGACGGACGTTTCTTAGATGTCACGGTGGCGGAATAGATGGTGTCTGCTAAAACAGCAGCATCGTATGCATTCAGACCAGCTAGTGCCTTTGCAACACCCATGCCAAAGTTAATGCCATGCATGACGGCACCCATATTCTTATCCATTTCGCGAACAAAGCGGACACCAAAGTTGAGTTCGTATTCTTTACCGTTAATGGTTAATTGCATGTTTAATGTCCTTTCTTTTATTTTAAAGCCGCCCGGGTTTCACCCGTAGTGTGACTTTCTTAGGCGACTGATTGCAAGCCTATTGTGCTGTTATGCTCCAGTACCAGTTCCGCCTGCTGGTGCAGTGCCAGCGGTGTTAGTACCCGGATCAACAGCCTTGTCCCAAACTGTGCCACCACCTGTCTTATCAGTGTCAGTGACCTTGCCGACGCCAAGGAATACGTAATCAACCTGTTCCTGAGTGGTGTCGTCTAGCGTTGTCCAGCCACGTTTAGGCGTTCCATTAACTGAGAACGTGACATCACGAGTGGAATGATCATCAGGGTCATTGTCGCTGCTATCTTCTTGAACGGTAACTTGCATGTACCATGCGTAATATTTGCCAGCAGAATTCTTGCGCTTGCGGTAGATAATCCAAAAGTCGAGCAATTCGCCGTCAAACAGTGAGTCATACATTACGTCTGCAATTGCAGACGTGTTGTTCAGGAACTCGACTTCAAGATCGGTACTTGCGGAACTACGAGTTGCTACATTGCCGTCCTTGGTAACAGTGGAATCACTGTCAACAGACGGGTCAAATGACAGCGAAGTCTGCCAAGGGATAATTTGGCCGCTAACCGTTGCTTGATCGCTATGTTTGCGAGCCAAGGCAACAACGTCCATGCCTTCTAGCACTTTTAATTCATTTGCCATGTTATGGCCTCCTATAAAATATTGAGATTGAGTATCAGCGTGGCTCTGTTGAGAACCGTGTCAGGGACACTCTGATCTTGTGTGAACTCTTTTGATTGGTCTTCTACACGTCCATAGAATCGGTAATCATCAGTTAGCACTTGCCCAATCGCGGCACAAAAAAAGCGTTCCGCCATATCAGATACGGTTAAACGCTGTTTTTTGTCGCCCCAGATGTCGATGGTGATCAGCACATTGCCATTGAGTGACGTCTTTGTTGCGGTAGGAACAACTTGAATATCGCCAACAATGACGAATGGATATGGGGCGTTCTCCTTCTGCATGGGCAAATGGTCGTAAGTCTTATACCCAGCCGACTGAGAAAACGCATAGAAGTAATCATAGAGTTCTTGCTCTGGTGATGTGATTTGAATCACCTACTTTGCTGCTTGTTTAAGCTGATTAATAAACTGAATCTTTTGATAAAGGAACGCAGGCTTCAATACAGGACGTGCCCGCATGAAACGGGTCCCGTTTTCGGTGTATGGGTTGTATTCCATTGACATGCCAACTATGCCTGTTAGGCCGCCAGCTTCAAGGGATAACTTGATGCCACGCTTTGTAGCACCAGTAGGATGAGCATAAACGGTGCCGGTCATTTGCTGAGCACGAGTTTGCAACTGTGCTGTCTGCTGTTTGACGATTTGCTTGACAACGTCCATCTTCGCTCGCTCCAGCAGACCCGCTACCAATTTGTCCATGCCTTTTATCTGCATATTGTAGCTGATACTGGCTTTGCTCATTTAGTCTCACCTACAATCAATGTGGCGTTCTGAAGGGGCGCTCGGGATGTATTGAGAGCGTAATGTGTTGCATCATCATCAATCGTTAAATAGCTCCAATTGACGGTGATCGGCTCAGCTAAACGGATTACTTTTGCCTTTTGAGCATAGTTTCCGAATAGCTGAGCGCTCTTGTCGGTTCCCATGTCGGTGACGCAGGCAACAGCGGTGGCAACCTTTTTCACATCACCGTATTGATGTGTTTGCGGATTATATTCTTCATCATCAAGCCAGAATGTAACCTCATGATCTAACCGCATATGATCACCTCTTTGGATAGCCAGAAATGAAGCTGACGGTGCCAAGAGACTTAGCATTCTTCCCGTTGGCTTCTTTCCAGTCGTTGATGTCATCGACGAAATCATCGAAGTCGTTAGATTTGAACGTGAACGACTGTCCTTCTTGCTCGTATGACGTCATTCCTTCGTTCTTACGCCTGTTGTAGCGTCTGACACATACTTCTAGGGCAATATATGAAAGCTCCTCTGGGAAGGCTTCTGTGGGCTTTAAATCGAGCTTAAACCGGAGAGCTTTGGTGGTGTTGGTAATGATGAGATTAAGCACATCATCCTGTGTGTCAGTTTTGATTTCCATAATCGTCTTCAAATCCGCAAGTGTTACCGGATTAGCATCAGCCATGTCATGCCTCCTTTCCGCCGCCCTGCTTTCGCAGCACTGTGATTTTCATAAGCGACGGTTTACTAGCTACTACGCTGCGCTAACGGTAACTGCTACCGTTGCAGTGAAGGAACCACTTGTTGCGGTGATTGTTGTAGAACCAACTGCTACCGCTGTAACAGTCCCATCAGCAGCGACTGTGGCAACACCAGTGTCGCTAGATGCGAACTTAGCAGCGCTAATAACCTCACTTGCGTTAAATGCATCCACAGGATCAGCGGATACAGTAATTTGCTTGGTAGCGCCGACTTTTAGGGACGCCGTTTTCTGACTAAGCGTAATCCCTGTGGCCGGCGCTAAGCTTTTGGGGTATTGATTCCAGCAACAACAAACTTCTTGTCGATCGTGAAGCGATAGTCAACGACGCCAATGTTGCGAGGATCACCAACCAGATCGTACATAGATGTTGCAGAAGCGTTGATTGCGCTGTAGCAAAGACCAGCAACCTTAGTAACGTCGGTGAATGACGTACCCGCAATTTGCATTGCAAGAGTGCGGCGGTTGATAACCGCAGTCTGGCCACCATTGCCAAGACTGTCGCGCTTGACTTCATAGCTGTTTTCCGGATTAGCCAAGCCATAAGCAACAGCACCGTTAGCAATGATGAACGCGTCCGTGGTACCATCTGCTGCAACTGGCAGTGCATCGTCTTCAACGATCTCAATGCCGTTGTAGTAGCTGATTGGCGTACCACCGTTAGACGGCTGAATGGTATTAATCAGGTTCTGATCACGCATTGCACCAACAGCGGCAGAATTGAGCACGATCTTCGTCAGTTGAGGGCTGGAAACGTCACCCATGCGAGACAATGCGGCAATGAAGTCACCAGCAGCCAAAGGCGCGGGTGTGCCCATGCCATATGCCTTAACAGCCTGCAAATCTGCATTGAGGAATGCGTTCTTCAAGACTGCAATTAGAAGCTTGTTGTCTTGGATGTTCCAGAAGGATGCGAATTGCCCCGCGATCTGTTCCGCAACCGGAGCGCCCGTCGAAAGCTGACCAAAGTCTGTGTAGCCAAACGCTTTGGCTTGGTACATCTGTGGAGCAATGGCGCTGTAGCTGTCAACATTGCCGACAGTAATATCACTAGTGTCGTTCCACGTCTGAGCTTCCCCGCTCAAACTTTGCAGGGTAGGAATGGTTACATAGGTACCGCCCTTGAGCAATTGTGCTTGAATGATTGGGTCGGTAGTGAGAATGCCACTAGAGAGCAGACGGTTAGTAGCAGTTTGCTGTTCCAAGACATAATCCGCGAATACTTTAGGTTCGACCAAATTCAATTTGGCTGTTGCACCACTAAATTCTGGCATATTTGT